GCGGGCAGCATCTACTGGCCTGCCAGATGCTTCCAGCAGGTCTGCCACTACATAGGCAGCGCTTCTGCTGGTGGCTGGGTCGCTGGTGCTCCAGCTGACCCCATACCGGGTGCCAGCCTCCGCCCCCATGGGCTTACCTGTGTAGGGCAGCCCAGCCAGCGTGCACACCTGCACCTGCCTGCCCTGCGCATCTTCCACTATCTGCAGAGTGGGCTGGGCTGTGGCATAGGTGCCATCTTCATACTGCCCAGCGCTCACATCGTAGAGGGTCACAGAACTAGCAGCCGTGGGAGGGCTGGCCACAGCTATCCAGCCGTCCACATACACAGCAGGCAGCGTGCCAGCCTCCAGCCTATAGGCAGTGCCTGTGGGGCCACCCACGCTGGCCCCAGCCTCCATGGCAGACAGCCCTGGCGCACCATAGACCCTGGGCAGCGTTGCACCTATGCTGCTGGTATCCTGCTCGTAACTGGCAGCCCCATGGCCGCCTGCGGGCCAGTCGCCCGCTGTGATGGTGGCAGTGGCAGGGTCTGGCACCTGCCTGGCCCCTGGCACTGTCGCACTGTCCACAGACAGAGGCAGCACGCTGCTGGGGCTGCCCAGCGCTCCAACGATTGCCACCCCTGTCTGCAGCTGGATGCGGCCTGTATCGTCTGACCAGTAAAGGCTGCCCAGCCATCGGGGTGGTGTGGGCAGCTCCAGCACCAGCGCTGGCCAGTCTCTGTGGGGGTCTGTGACGGTGCAGCCGGTCTGCCCCAGCGCATGCACCTGCACAGCATCTACCCGCAGCCCTGGCTGGTATTGCTGGCCGCCTACGGTCTGCACTGCTGCAGCTGTGGTGTAGCGCAGCACCTGGCCGCCTGTGTCCAGCTCTAGCAGGAGGCTGCCCACTGCTTACACATCCTCGTCAATGGTCAACGTGGCCACCCTGTGCAGCTCACTGGAGCCCATCACTCCCACCACATTATCCCAGGCCACCTGCTGCAGCCTGCCCCACCACAGCACGCTGCGCCTGGTTTCGCTGGTGGTGTAGCCGCTAACTCCGCTCTCTGTCTGCGGCGGTGCAGGCAGCACCAGCACAGGCGCAGCATCCAGCCCCTGCGCTAGCAGCCCCTCTAGCAGTGGTGCTGTGTCGCCTTCCAGGCCGATGGGCAGAGTGCTGGCCCCATCGGGTGCCAGATAACCGGCCACACTGTCACGCAATCCGGCCACATTGCTTTCAGCCACCTGCAAGCTCCAGCGCCTGCGGGGTGGGCTGCGCCTCTGTCGCACCTGATAGCCAGGCAGCTGCTGGGTCTGCACATCCAGCAGAGTGCTCTGGCCGCTGCCAAAATCCTCAGGGCTGCCCAGTGCATAGATGGGTCCGATCGCGATCGTGCCTGCTTCATAGTAGCCTGTGGGAGTGGGCTGGCTGGCAGGAATGCGCAGCCGCACCCTGCGCACATCCTGGGCAGACAGGCTAGCAGCCACACCCTGTGGGAACAGCACGAACCCCAGCCCACTGGCTGGGTCTGTGGCCTGTGCACCCTCCAGCCTGGCCCGCATGCGCACCTGAGCATCTGACCCGTATCCGCTGCGCTGCCAGGCCACTCTGCGCTGAATGCTGCTGCCCAGCTGCACCCCACTGGCTGTGCCCTGTGGCATCCATCGAGGGCTGCCAGATGTGGCCTGTATGGTGTCGCCTGTCCGGCTATAGGTAATGCTTACACCCAGGTCAAGGCTGGCCCAGGTCTGCCAGGCTGCCCCATCCCAGCGCTCTAGCACTGCTGTGCGGAAGTTAGCCCCAGCCACATACAGCCCCCAGTGGGTCAGCCCTGCGCTATCGAGCTGCGCATCTAGCACCCACTCTAGCAGCTGCTCTGATGTGTCTGTGCTGCGCCACACCTGCCTGGGGCTGGGGCTGCTCACAGGGTCTAGGTGGTCAATGGGGAACGCATAGGCTGGCTGCACCGTAGCAGTCACACCCGCAGTGGGCACCACTGATAGCAGCGTCACTGCGGGGTAACTTGCCACGCTGCCCAGCTGGCCTGGCAGCTGGCCCAGCGGCCTGCCCAGCACTTCTGCCCTGGCTGCAGCTGTGCTGCCTGTGCTGCGCCACTGGTCGCGCTTGGCCGTCTGTGCCATGCTCGCCAGGTCATTGGCTACAGCAGCCACCATGCGCCAGTGGCTAGTGGCTGTGCCTGTGGCCAGATGGCCCCAGCGCACATAGCTGGTGAGGCCGCTGATAATGCTGGTGTCCACATATGGGCTGTTCGTCTGGTACCAGCTGACCCAGGCCGCACTGCCTGGGGTGCGGTAGTAAACCTCTAGCCGGTTACTGCCTTCATTCAGATACAGGAACTGCAGCCGCTGGGGGTCTAGATTCAGGGTGGCCACTACGGTGCCATCCCAGCGCACCAGTCTGGCGCTCTGGCCTACTCCAGTGTAGAGCCTGCAGGTGTAGCGCATGTGCGCTGTAACGCTGAAGTTCTGCTGAACTTCCCAGCCAATCTGTGCGCTAGATGTGCTGCCGCCTGTGTCTGGGTCCACATCGAAAAAGGCGATAAAGCTGTCTCCCAGCGCTATGGCCGTCTCATAGATGTGAGTGCCACCTGTGGTGGTGATGGTACGGCGAAAGGCGCTGGGGGTGTCGCTGCTGGTGCCTGTGGTGGTGGTGCTCCAGTAGGCTGCTGGCGGCGTCACGTTCTGGGGCACTGTCTGCCCCTGCCATGGGATAGCCGCAGTGTCTGCCGCTCCCCAGGTGATGCGGTCTGAATCCCTAGCAGACAGGCCAGCTGCCACGCTCCATGGCTCGATGCTAGACCAGCCACCCAGATGCGCGAAAATAGGAGCGAAGTTAGTGCCACCCGCATCTGCCAGGCACAGCAGGTGGCCACCATCTAGCTGGATGGTGCGCCTGGGGGTCTGCTCTAGTCCGTCTCCAGTCTCACACCACTGCAGCCCATCGTCTGTGAACCAGTTCTGATAATCGATGCTGCGCAGCACCCTGACACCCTGGCCCACCTCGCCTGCCAGCACCCAGGCCCTGCCTGTTTGATCCAGACAGATGGCCACAGACTCCACAGCGCCTGCCAGGTTTACAGCATCGACCACAGCAGCAGTGGCTGGGTCTGCGAGCGCATCAGCCAGCCGCACCCGCACAATGCTCTGGTCTACCACTTCTTCGGCATACACATAGAGCAGCCGCCCATCAGGCAGGAGCGCCACATCAGCTGCAGGCAGCTGGGTGCTGCTGTCGTCTGCCAGGTCAGTGAGCTGCCCCACTAGGCTCCAATCTTCGCCACTGGTGCTGCGCCACACCTGCAGTGCACTGTCTGCCATCACCACCAGCACATGCACCCCGCTGGGCAGCCGATACCAGCGGGCCTTGCGCACCAGGGGCCGCAGCGTGCCACCAGTGAAGCTGGCCTGAGCCACAGTTTGCCAGCTTACCATCAGGTCAGTGCTACGCACCAGCATAGTGCGGCGCAGCGCAGCCCCGTCCACATCAGCCTGCAGGCAGTAGATGGCCCCATCATCTGGTGATTGCCACAGCGCCACCAGCGCCTGAGCAGGAATGGCCCCAGCGCCTGAGGCTGTCCAAGGCAGGTCAGCCCTGGCGAGCCAGGTATCTGTGCTGGGCTGATACAGGGCGCATCTGCTGCGCTGGGGCAGGCCGTAGGTGCTGACCACAGCCACCTGGCCATCATCCAGCGCCACCATATCTGTGCAGACGCTTCCCTCTAGATAGCCATAGCCAGTCAGATACTGCACCCAGCTGGGTGGTGCCCAGCCTAGCAGCGTGTCTGTGCTGCTGTCAGCCCAGCGCAGCCTGGCACCCCTGGCAGGGTCTGGCACTCCACCCCTGCCCACATCCAGATACACACTGCTGGACTGCTCGCCAGACAGCCCCAGCACTACCCCGCTGCCCACATCCACAGCGCCAGGGGCTGTGGGGCCTGCCTGCTGATAGCTGCTGCCAGTGGCATCCAGGGTGCTGGCTGGGCCAGCGGTCCTGATGCGCTCGTCATGCACCAGCAGGCCAGTGTAGGGGATGGTGCGACGGGTGGCCATTATCTGCCCCTGTAGAAGCGATTGGTACCGGCCTGGCCTCTGCCTCTGATGCTGGGAGCATAGGGCCGATTCAGGCGCTGCGCCAGCATATCAGCCTGCAGGTCTGTAACCCCATCAGGCTGCAGGCTACCCAGCCGGCCACTGTTTAGGCCATCCACTAGCTCTGCTGCGCCTGGGGTGGCCATGCCCCTGCGGCTGACCACACCCTCCCCAGCCTCTAGCACTGCAGGCACAGCCGCCCCCGGAATATCTACCGGGCCACCTCCTGGCGCAGCGGCAGTGGTTCCAAAGTGGAAGCGCGGAGGCGGCTGCGCATTGATAAGGGCTACCGCTGTGCTCAGCTGGGCACCAGCCACACCTGCTGCCAGCACAGGGGCCAGTGGGCCTGCGAAAGCAAAAGAGGCTGTTAGGGCTACCGCATTGCGCGCTGCATCGATGGCAGCCTGTGCAATCTGCAGCGCCTTGACTCTGCGGAAACTCTCCAGAGCTGCCTGCCTCTCCTCCTGGGCTTGTGCACGCAATGCGGCCTGCTCGCCTTGGGTGCGTATCTGCAGCAGCTTTAGCGATTCCTCAGCAGCTGCCCGCTCTGCGTCCGTCATTTCTGACTGCGTGGCTTGATACTCTGCCAGGGCTGATGCGTAGGTGTCAGCCGCTGCAGACCGCTGCGCACGCAGCTGGCTGACCCTGGCCGCATGCTGCTGCTGCTCCAGCTGGGCCAGCTGGCGCAGATTGCTGAGCACAGGCCCCATGCCCTCTGCCAGTGCCAGCTGCTCCTGAAAGGCGCGATTCAGGTCAGAAGCAAAGGAACCCATGAAGGTGCCCGATTCGCCACCCGCAGGGATTAGAGCCATCTGCTGTGCATGAAAGGCCGCAGTCAGCTCCTGCGCTGCCTCTGCAGTCAGGCCAGCGTCTATGGTGGCAGCCTGCAGGCTCAGGTCTAGATACTGCAGCGCCCCTGCCTGCGCCTCCACAGTTACTGCCTGCTCCTCTGCTGCAGCCTTTACAGCGCTCTGAGCTGTTAGCTGCCGCTGCAGGGCTGCTAGTCGCCGTTCATAGCTCTGCGCCTGCCTATCGAGGGCACTAGACAGCCTGTCAGTGCTGGCTGTGTCTTCCTCGGACAGCAGCCCCAGCGCCACCAGCATGGCCTGCTGGTCTGCCATGCTCTGCTCAGCGGCTGCTGCCTCCTCTGCCAGCCGCTTCTGCTCCTGCGCCAGCAGGGCTACCTGTAGCTTAGTCTCTGCAGCTGTTTCGCCTGCATTGCGCAGAAACAGGATAAACGCGCGCCCTGCTGCGCTAGAGGATACGATACCCTCAGATAGCGTGCCTATGGTGCTAAACAGGCCACCTGCAGCAGTGCTGGCATCTGTCATGGCCTGGGTAGCGCCCAGCATGGCATCATCAAATAGCTGCGCATCCTGCGCAGCTGCGCCACCCAGCTCTGCGCTAAGCACCTGGCTGGCCTGCTCTGTCAGGTGCAGCTGCTGCTCGTATTGCGTCAGTGCATTCAGCGCTGCAGGGCTCACCAGCTTGTCAACGGACAGCCCAGCTTCTGTTAGCGCATCCCTGGCCTCTAGCCCTGCAGCAGCAGCCTCCTGCAGACCCTGCGCCAGCCCACCCAGCACCACAGGTGCAATGGCCAGTGTGCCTAGCGCCACACCCAGCCCAGCCATGCCCGCAGAAACACCATCAGTAGCGTCTGCCAGGTCTAGCAGGTCACCGCCGACACCACCGATGGCCGCACTAAACAGACCACGCACTGCGCTAGCCTGCTCGTTAAAGCTCTGCTGAGTAGCCCTAGCGGCCTGAGCAGCTGCCCGCTCTGCATCCCTGGCAGCTTTGCTGGTGGCTTTGTTCGCCTCTTTTGCGTAATCCTCAGCGGCTCTGGCTGCCTGTGCATACGCGCGCTTCAGCTCGCGTTCTATCTCTTTGGCTTCTTTCTTAGTTAGCTCGCCACTCTGGGCTAGCTTCTGATTCACGCGAGCCAGGTCAATGTCAATGGCTATCAGGGCTGTTTCTGCCATGGCTTAGCCCTTCCCTAGTGGGTCGCGTGCAGTGTCTATAGCCAGCTGCTTTACCAGCTTGAGCGTGGGGGTGCGAACCAGCACCACCCAGGCATTCTTACGCCCTGCGCCCTTTACCTTTCGCGAGCGAATGAAAAACGCATAGGGCACCCCTTTGGGGTCGCGCGCATCGTTCTGAATAACAAACTTCACCAGGTCCACCCCGTTAGAGCGGTCCTCTAAACGAAACAGCTCTCGGCTGTGGGGCCTGCGTGCTGGCCTGCCCACTGGCCAGCCAGCGCTGGCCAGGCCCACCATGCGGGCAGCCCTGCCCTGGCCTCTACGGTATGCGGTTTCGTAGACCTGGCGCTCCAGCGCGCTGATGGCTTTGTCTACTCCGGTGATGGGCATCGGCCTGCGCCTCCATGCGTTGCTGCCAGTCTGCCAGCATGTGCCCCAGCTCGATGGGGTGCAGCTGCCCTAGCTCCTGCAGGGTGGTGCTGTATTCCCTGGCAATGCACAGCCACACCCGAGTCAGGCCCCAGCCGTCTCCGCTGCTGGGGGTTCGTCGTTTCCCACTTCTTTGCCCTCTGGCATGGCCTCTGCTGCAGCCCTTGCCATAGCGGTATACCACTCCCAGCAGGCTGCCCAGGCTGCGCTGGCTGCCTGCTCGATGTGCACAATGGTGCACCCAGGCCGCTGCAGCAGTGCCTCTGGAGCTGTCTGCCAATCCTGCTGAGGGTTGCCAGTCAGGCCACACTGCTGCAGCACAGCAGGAGGCAGCCCAGCCACCAGTGCATACATGCGGCCATGGGTCAGCATATGCTGACTGCGGGCCACTACCTCCATGCGGTGCACCATCGAGGGCATGCGCCACAGCGCCTGCCCCATGCCCAGCTGGAGTGTGCGGGTATCCTCTGCCATCACTACCCCCCTCAGGCGCGCGTAACGCCGCCTCTGCAGGTTACCGACCAGTCAATCTTATTAGGTTCGTCATTCGACCACTGGCCCCTGGCGCTGCACTTCGCATAGGTCAGGGTCTGCGTTACGCCATTCGTGGTCAGGGTGGCGATTAGATTAATCATATCAAAATCGTAACCGGACGTATTGGCGTTCGTGTTACCGCTGAATCCGTTAGTGCGCGCGATGAAATCCCAGGGGTTGCCTGCTGCGTCCGTCACATCAGCAGAGGCCACGCTCTGCATGTAGGTGGAGAATGTCAGCTCGATAGGCACCGGCGCACCCCTGCGGCTGCCCAGATAGGTCTGCCCAGCGTAGATGGCAATCTCCTCATAGAGCTGCACCATGCGGTCTGCAGTCAGGGTGTGGTCTGCATACCCCACAATATCCAGGTCTACAGCCACCCCTGTGCCATCTTCAAACACAAGGGAAGCAAGGTCATACTTAGTCAACGGGACAGTGGCAGATGGCATCGGCTCAGCTCCTGGCGAATGGGTGCACCGCTGTGAGGGTCAGCACACCACGCACTGCGATGGCTAGGCCCTGCTCGTCCTGTAGAATCTGACGCTGGGGAGGCACCACCAGCGATTCATACAGCCGCAGCCCACCAGTGGCATCTGCAGAGCCAGCGGCCACCCTCAGGGCCTGCTCGCCTGCAAGGGCTGCGTCATAGTCACTAACCTGCGCATCTGCCCGCAGCCGATAGCGCCAATCGATGCGCACTTCTGTGGCCGCAGTCAGGGGCACAGGCCGCTGGGGCACAAGCTGCCCATCTGTGGTGTTTGCCGCTGTGGTCGCTGGGCAGGTCACTGCAAAGTGCCCACTCTGGGCTGACTCTCCTTCGCCTGTGTCAGCCCACTGCGGGCCACCCACTGCGGCGGATTCTGTCCAGCCTGCAGCAGCCTCCAGCGCTGCTGCCACCCGCTGCCGCACCTGTGCAACAGTTACGGCCATGGCTGCACCGTTGCACGCACAGACCCTAGACGAAAGCCGCCAGGGTGGGCGCTGCTGCGGTGTGCAGCATCATCTATGCGCCCATCCCCATCAGTGTCATAATGCAGGGTGGCTGCAGCTTTAGTGGCCCGCAGCTGCTCTGTATAGCGCTGGGCTTTGTCGGCATAGGTCTGCCTGCCTGTGGTCGCCAGTGCTTCACAGCACATACGCAGCGCAGTGAGCAGCTCCACCCTGCGCAGGGCTGACTGGCTCACTACCAGATACGGCCTGCGGCCTGCTAGCCAGAGGTCTGTTTCCACCTCTAGATGGGCTTCAATGCACTGGTCTGCCCCTGACTGTGACCAGACAGAGCCTGCAGAGGCAGGGTTTAGGTAGGGCTCCAGCCGGTAAAGGTCCACAGGGGCCACCCGCTGCTGCCCACTGACACGGCAGATGGCACCCTCTGCCCGGAAAGTGTGCACCACACCATCTGGCATGGTGAGTGCCCATTCTACAGTCACATCATCACTGTAACTGAGCCCAGCCATCTGGGCTGATGTGATGGTGTATTCAGCCACACTGCCCACCACAGACACAGCGCCAGTGCTGATGCTGCCATCTGTGGTGCGGACAGTGCAGGTGCCAGAGCTAGGGGCTGTGAGCGTTACACCGTCATACACCGGGCATGTAAGAGTATTGTTCCTGGCACGCTCGATGGCGTAACCAGGCTCCACTAGTCGCGCGGTGTAGACAGTCTCAGCCACAGGCCACCCCTAACGCTAGGACAGTGCTACACCGGCATTCGAGAATACAGACCAGCGAAGCGCACCACCCACAGTGATGGCACTCAGCTCGATGTGGTCATGCGCATCTGCGAAGGTCAACACGGTATTGCCCGCTGTGTTCACAGCAGCAGCCACAGTGACCACACAGTCACCACCATCCGTGTCAAATCCCAGCGTGATGCGCTGCCCTTCCCGCTGAGGGATGGCAAGCGTGCGCGTCTCTGCGCCCGCAGTGGTCAGCATGCAGCTGCCCCAGCCCTCTGTGGTCGGAATGGCCCCAGCGTCACCAGGGTCTGCGATGATGGAGGGCTGAGCGCCCCAGCTGACTGCGTTACCCATGGGATACCTCTCTTGTGGGTGTTCTAGACCCAGGCTTTCCATGCGTTGCGCATGGTAAACCCGGTGTCATCAGTGGAGGGCACAGCCGCAGAGCCAGAGACACGGGCAGAGGTTCGGTCACTGGCCTGCGACTGTGCCGCATCAATGCTGCGGTCTGCCTGCTCACAGGCCGCCCGCACTAGGTCTGCCCGCTCTGCCTTGGATGCACCACACCATCTGCCGATGTAATCATCCAGCGCTGCCCTGCGGGTGGCAGGGTCTTGCATATCTCGCTGGCTGTAGTCTGTGATTCTGCCAGCATTCGGAAGCATGCGCCTGCCCATCAGACCTGCTCCACTAGCGCACGCTGCTGGTATTGCTGCCAGGCATCCTGCAGGCGGTCTGTGCTGCTGGTGGCCTGGCTGCGGTGTGCCTCCCAGCTGCTGCGCAGATGCTCCCCGATGGCCCGCACTTCTGCGGCGTGCGGCTGCTCGATTAGCCCCCTATCCATCAGGCTGCGCAGCCAGGCTGCATACTCCTCTGCAGGCGCTGGCCTGGGTGGCAGGCCAGGGACCAAAGGCTGCAGCCTGTGGGCATAGGTGCCAGAGCTGCCCACTGGCACCAGATAGGACGGGTGCCCCTGCTCTGCGTCCACCTCGTGTGGAATCACCGTGCCACCCTTTCGCTGGATGCGCACGATAGCAGCCTCAGGGTCTGCCACCCACACCCTGCGGCCTGGTGCCCTGCGTGCCTCCACACCACTAACGCCAGCTTCCCCAGCATAGAGAGGCTGCAGCTGCGGCACGCACCAGCCAGCCAGAGCCATATACTGGCCAGGCATGTGATAGAGGTAGTGCGCACGCTCCCCAGGCAGCACTGCCCTGGTGCTGGTCTGTGAAAGACTGCCAGGCGCTGCCCATGGCATCGAGGGTGCCGCAGGCTGTGGTGGGGGTTGCGTTGCCGCTGTTCTAGCGCGTGCCATGGTTTACCTCTGCCTAGACGCTGGGGGTGGAGTGGCGCAGCTGCGCAGCCCCAGCACTGCGCAGCTGCCCAGCGGCATTAGACGCCGGTGATAACCTTACAGCCAATCTCCTGGCCGTAGCTGACACCCAGGAAGATGCGACCCACCACAGCAGTGATGCCGCTCTTGGAATCGCGGTCCACCTCTGCCAGCAAGGGCGGGAGCACAGTGCCAGCGGGCAGCTCTCCTGCACCCAGCACGGCCTGGCGGCTGGGGTCATCGATGGCAGGCAGCTGGTCTGCCCACACGATGCTGCCAGCTCCGAGAAGCGCCCCAGCGTAATCCGCCCCAGCATTAGCCGTAGGCACTCGCGTGGTGCCGTAGATGGCAACGTCGTTCACAAAGCCCCGGAACGCACCACCAGAGAAGGCAGCCATCTGGCGCGCTTCATCGCCATACTGGAGCTGCCCACCAGCGCTGGTGAAAAGGTTGGTTTCAAGGTCGCCAACCTGCTTCACATGGTAGACGGCCACAGGCGCACCAGAGGCACCCACACCCAAGCTGCCCAGGGCGCGATACTTCGCCACAGCAGCAAAGTGCGTGGCCGCAGTGAGCGCCACACCTGTGGTGCTCTGGTTCGTGGTGAGGCTCTGCATGGCCGTGCAGACCATGGACAGGAACCGGCTGCTGGCAGCCACAGCCATATCCATGCCGAACAGCTCAGACGGCGACAGGCTTTCGCCCGTCACGTTGCGCAGCAGGCTGGTGTTTTCGCGAGTGAGAATCTGGCCAGCCACAGTGGCGCTAACGGTGCTGTCGCTGATGGCCGTACCACTGGCCCCAGCACCCTCCGTCTCTGCGGCCATCAGGTCTGCGCCCAAGCCGTAGACAGGCCGCTGCACCGTGGTAGACATATCAGCGCGGCCAAGGTAGCCCGCCGCAAAGACAGGATGCTGAAACATCCCAGCGCGGTCTGCAATGGTCAGCAGGTAGCGAAGGTCAGCCTCTTGAGCTGACAGGATGCTAGAAAAAGAGCCAGTGCTATTCGTGGCCATGGTAGCCCCTCTGTGTGCAGTGTGAGACGTTCGGAGTCTGCCCACTGCAGCAGGTTACGCCTGCGAATCGGGGGGGCTGTTCCTTTCCTAAGGGCTACCAGACCGCTGCCCTGCTGTCAACCCTTCCACCTGACTAGCAGGTCACGCAGAGCCTGCTGGGCCTCTTTATCACCTGCAGCTGCTCTGGCTCTGATGGCAGGGTCTACACTGCCCAGCGCGCCAGGTGCGCCCACAGGTGCCCTGCCTGGCAGCTTAGGTGGTGCAGGCAGCTCTGGGGCTGGAGACGCAGGGGCCTGCAGGTATGGGGCCAGGGCAGCTGGGGTCTGGCCACCCTCTGCCTGCCACCCATCCATCCACTCTGCTAGCGCAGGGCGCTCCTCTGCAGGCAGCCTGCCATAGAGCGCCAGGGCTACGGCTTGCCCCTCGTCACTGGTCAGGCCCCTGCGCAGCATAGTGGCCTGGGTCTGCCACTCTGCAGCTTGGGCCTGGTGGCTCTGCTTTAGCGCCTCCAGCTTGGCCGCCTGCTGCTGCAGCTGCTGCGCCAGGGCATCCCGCTCCTGCGTTACAGCGTCAGCCTGCAGCAGCTGGATAGTCTCTTTCGCTGCCTTCAGTTCGCCCACCAGCGCCTGGATGCGCTCGCCTGCTCTGTCGCGCTTCACAGGCTCTGCAGCCTGCTGCTCCTGCTCCTCTGCCATTACCCCTGCCTCCTGCGGGCATCACTGCCCGCTAGATATGCCTCATCATACTGCGCCAGGATGCGCCTGGCCCAGCCCCTGGCTGTGTCGCCTCCCCAGCCATCCCATGCCTGTCTGCCCTTGCTAGGGTACCCAGGCTCTCCCCTGCGGAACCCTGGCGCTTCTTTGTCCACTTCATGCCTGGGGAAGTATTCGAAAATCTTACGCACATCGCGCAGCTGTAGCGCTTTGCCCCCAGCGATTAGACGAGCCATGGCCAGGCCCACAGCGGTCATGCCTCTGCGGCTGGGTGGCAGCTCTGCCCGCTGCTCCAGCGCACGCTGGGCAGCCTCCTGCATGGCTTTACTCGGATACCACGGCGGCATTAGCAGCCAGCTCCTCTGCAGACAGGAAGGGGTCAATCGCTAGCTGCAGGTCAGCCATGGACAGTGCACCCAGCTCCACAGCTTTAGCCAGCCGGTCTAGCTCCTCATTTGAGGGCGGCAGTGCAAAATAACGCACTCGCCACTCTGCCCCGATGGGGAAAACCCCAGGGATGGCCAGGTTCGCTGCCAGCGCTACCCGCTGCATCAGCAGCCGGTCACTAGGCAGCATGCGGGGTGCCATGGCTGTCTGGGCTTCCCTCTGCATTTCTCTGGTAATGGCCATGGCATAGGCCGATTCTGCGTTTCCACTCTTTCGATATACGGCCAGGTCACTGCCACCCGCAGACAGGGTGGCACGCCCATGCAGCCTGGCCACTGCCCTGCCCATCACGTCAGGGTCTGCCCCTGGCTTCCATTGCCCAGCGCTGCCTGGCTTGCTTTCGTCTACCTGTTCGAGCTGCAGCACTGATGTGGGGTCTGCTTCGATTACCTGCGCAGCAGTGCCATCCAGGCTGGCCTGCGTGTCTGCACCCATCGGGGCCAGATTGACTGTGAAGCGCTGGCTCCAGCTGGCCTCGAACAGATTATGGTTTAGGAAGGTATAGGCCATGGCCAGGCTGTAAGTGCTGTGCACCACCTCGCTGCGCAGATAGGGCAGCCACAGCTGGGGCCTGCCATGGATGTGATACAGCACCCAGGGGCAGGCTCCCTGGTTATGGGCTTCTGCTGTGCCCTCTACGATGCTGCCATCTGGCCGCTCTAGATAGGTGCTGTCGGCTGTCCAGACTCGATAGCCCTCCGAATCATCGGGCAGCCTCCACACTTCCCGCACCATGCCAGGCTGCCTGGGGTTGTTTGGCAGGGCTTCTGCGCTGGCCACTCTGGCAGGGCTGGTGGGGTACAGTTCGAGCTGCAGCCCCTGGTCTGTGGCCCGCACCATGTACCGGATACAAAAATCATTCACGCCGATGGTCTGCGCTAGCACATCCTGCATTAGTGTGGCCCACTGCGCACCATCGAGCAGCTGCGCCATCAGCTGGCTGGCTGACTCCACTTCCTGCCCATCGACTAGGCAGCGCACCCTGGGTGGCCTGTCATACAGGGTGGCCTTACTCTCTGCATCTTCGCGCAGCACGTTGGTAGAGATATCCACCATCTGCTGCCCACCCCATGCCTGCTGGGCACGCTTGCTGCCTAGCCGCTCCAGCAGATACCGATAGGCATCCTCCAACCATTCCCCATCCATGATGCGCTGCCTGCGGGCCTGCTCGTCTCTGCGTTTCACATCGTCGTATCTGGATGGCATGCCAGCCCCCTAGCTGCGGCGGATTGTTACACGATTGCGCTTTCTGCGCTGGAATGTCCACCGGTCAAGTGCGTAAAACAGGGCATCCAGAATATCTTTCGCTGGGTGCCTGTCTGACCCATCCCAAGTATCTAGGGCATGCAGCACCCGCTGGCAGTCTGGGTGCACTGTCAGCAAATGGTGCCCCTGCTCGTCCTGCTCTACGGTCAAATAGTGCAGGAAGCGCCTGCGCACATCTGCACTGCCCTTACCACGGCCTGTGCCCCGTTTAGCCGTTCTGATGGGAGGGTGCAGGGCTGTGGTCCCTGTCATGCGGGCCACCCATCGGGCTAGCTGGATGTTTGAGCGCTTAGCCGGTCTGTGGTCAAATGTGAGCGCCCTATCCCCACAGGCATCATCCAGGTGCGCCCACTGCAGGCCCCAGCGTGCCAGCATCTGCAGGGTGGCTTCTGCATCCTGCCTGGGGGTCTGCTTTCCTGTTTCGTCTGCCCACTCTGCCAGCACATAGACGCTAGGATAGGCCATCGGCCCCCTATCGAGCACCTGCACCAGCACGGCAGTCTGTTTCCCTGGCCCGCTTCCATGGTCGAAGCCCACAGCGGTCCAAAGGTCAACATCTGGAGGCTGGCCCAGCTGGCCTGTCCAGTGGTGAAAGAAGCGGTCAACGTGACGAGGATCCCACTCCCCATGCACCACGATGCCCACCTCTGATGGGTGGCACTTCGCTTCCAGCGCAGAGATATAGGCTGCATCAGCTGGCCTAAACTCTGGCCCATCTGGCCCCTCTACCAGCACATCGATGGGCCTAGCATGGCCAACCGGTATGAACTCACGAGCGGTTAGCGTTCTGTGGTGCTGCTCCCACTGGCTGCCTTCTGCTTCTACCAGCTCTCGGAACCACTCCACAGGGGCATTTACTGGCGTCATGCACACCGACATCCAGCCGCCCCGTTCTATGCGCTTCATGGCCTCCGTATAGACTCGCATGTTGGGCAGTGGCTCATCTGCGACCACACCCAGCAGGGTGGCACTGGCCAAACTCTTGGTCCTCTGGTTTACCGTCTTGAATCGGATGGTGGACCAGAGGCCGCTGGTGTGGCGGATTCTAACGTGCGGGTGTTTATGTCCGAATCCCTGGCTTGCATCGAACCTATCTTCGGGGTGCATCAGGTCTGGCCTGGTGACTCCATGCAGCTTTCCCTGGATGATTACACTCTGGGCCCAGCTGTCACACAGCACCCAATACTCCCCAGCCTCTCTGCACCAGCGCTGCCTGGTGGGGTGCGTGCCAGCAGCATGCAGGAGCAGGTCATACATGGAGACGGTGGTCTTGCCCACTGTCTGGTTTCCTGTCCGCAGCAGCCTATATCTGCGCTGGCTGTGCAGATATTCGGCCTGCAAGGGGAGCCAGCTAAAGCGCGCTGCAGGGTCTGCATCCACTGCCCGCAGCAGACCTGCCAGCAGGGCTGTGGCGTTCACAGCAGCCCCATCAGTGTGCTAGATCCTGCTCTAGCACCCGCAGCAGCTGGCGCTTGGTATCGCTGCTGGCCTGTGCCAGCACGTCAGCCAGCTCCTGCACTGCCTGCCCCTGCTCTGCCTCCAGCGCTCTGCGCTGCGCCTCTGCGGCCTGTGCCGCTGCGTGTGACCGACTGGCAATGGCTGCAGCCTCTAGCATGCGCAGCCCCTCCTGGCGGCTGCTGCAGGCAGCTGTAATGGCTGACTCTACCGCCAGCAGGTCTGTGCATAGTTCCCTCTCTAAACGCAGGTGCCCCACCAGCGCTGTGCCAGTGGGTGCATGCTCCCTGCGGGCCTGCCTGCTCGCTGCCCGCAGCTCTGCCACCCGCTTCCTGTGCCGCTGCAGAACTGTTACCGCATCCTCTGCCATTCCGTCTGCCTCCCATTCTCTCTTTATCGGCTTTCTCTCTTTCAAATGGTCGGAAAGCGCGCGAAAGCTGAAGGGTTGGG